ATTGTTTTATCTGTAAGTAGAACTCCACCTTTTGTTTGCTGCTTCGCTTTAAAAGGTAATACCAATATTCGCCAACCGACTGGTTTTGGTAATTTTTGTAATTCAGTTCTGTCCGCCTGAACTCCTTCACTAGGATTATTATATTTTTCCATAATGTGGTCAGGCACGTATAAAGTTTTAGTCATCAATTTTCTCCTCATCGTCCAGCAGGCGAGAGAGCTCCTGTTGGCATATGTCTAGCATATGTATCTTTCCTTGAATATACTTATATTCTTCGTAAGTTTCAACCCCTTGTGTCAAATGATCGTGGAGTTGTTCTCGATTAATTTTAAGCTGTTTTTGGAACTCATAAATTACTCTAGTGCTCATACTAAAGTATTTATACCAGGACAGATTTTTTCAAATTTTTTGTAATGCTCTTCTTTTGAAGTAAACCAAGTTTGCTCCGTGCTACCATTAACACTAAACCCGTGAGTTTTAAGTTTAGTCATCATTTGTCTTACTGCCTGACTAACAGACTCTAGTTGAAAATCGTCCCCAAACATTACACCTTCAGGTTTTAATTTAGGCCACCAATTTTCTATATCGTCTAATACGGGTTCATGCTCATGTGCTCCATCAACCATAATATAATCTATTGACCCATCATCAAATTTATCAAGAACTTGTTGACTGTCTGATCTACCCTGAACAGGAATCACCATTTCTCTACCTATAAAAAATTTTAAATTTTCTTTGAACATATACAAAAAATCTTTTGGTAATTTTAAAGACACGTGTTCAGAGGATCCCTCAAAAGTATCTACGCAGTAAATTTTTACTTGTTCTTTATTAGCATTCATAAGAGATGTTGCTAAGTAATGAGTTGATCTGCCTAAAAAAGATCCTATCTCTACGATCTTTCCGTTATCAGGTATTTGGTCAACAATCATGTCGTAAGTCTCTGAGTAATTGAACCACCCAGGTATATTGAAATAAGTTTGTTTCACAGTTAAGTTCCTTTTTTGTTTGTCTTAACTATTTGTATCTTATTGGAATTTATTTGCAACCCTTGTGGTACAGGTCCTTTTTTTGGTGGTATGGTTTTAGTTAGCCTCTTTGTTTTCTTCATGTTCACATCCTACACAACCACACTCTACACAGGACTGGTCACAGTGGCATAGACAATCGCATTTTTTACATTGTTCCATCATTGACTCACATTTCACACAAAGATTATCACAACCTTCGCACACTACAAAAACCCTAATGCTTTAGCTATAGCCATTTCAACACTTAACAACATTGCAAAACCTATGATAGTACAGATCACTGCAGTTGGTAAAAACATATAGTCTTTCCATGTTCTTTTTCTTGTGCAACAACTCATTATTTTTTCTTGGTTATTAATCCCATAGCTCCTTTTGCTCCCTTGATACCAAAACTTGCTGAACAAGCTATGTATAAAAGGTGTTTATAATAATCAGGCAAGGAGTGTAATGCCTCAAACCCTTCTTTTATGTGTGGTGTCCATCCGGGGATGAATACAGCCACCGCTGGAACCAATAGGCATATTAAAATTAGCTCATCTTTCCAGCTGCCTTTCATTTGATCGACCGCACTGGCCTCCCACGAAATTTTTCCCGCAATTTGAGCTTCTTTGAGGCTCTTTTGTGCTTTAATTTCAGTTAATGCTAAGTCTGCTTTGGCTTTTTTTGTCTCTACAAAGCCTTTTACAGCGTTACCGACTAAATTTGATAGTGGGCCAACTAATAAATTAAACATTTTTTTTAACTCCTTTTATTTTACCCTTGTTTATACTAGCATAAAATACTTTAGGGCCTTCTTTTTTGCCATATGTCTTTGTCATGGCTCTTTTTATCTTTTTACCCTTCTTGTTTAGTGGCATTTGCTCTTTCTCTCGCAACATTTGCACGTAAATTAGCTAAGTCATAATCTTTTTGTAACTTCTGTGCGTCTAAAACTTGTTTATAGTCAAACTGATTTTCTCTTAAACCTTGTTGTTCACCTTTTAACTGTGAATCCATCTCCATTTCTGCTTGTCGAAGTGCTAATTCTTGTTGTTTTAGTAAAACAAGCGGATCCATGTTTTGATCTTGCATAGATTCTGCTTCTTCTAAGACCATTTGTTCTGTAATTTTTGCTATTTCTTCGTCAATTTTTATTGCACGTTGCATTTGTAATGCTTGTATTTGTTCAGGTGGTATTTGATCACCAAATTGTGCACGTAATTTTTCTGCCTCTTCTACTAAAGCTTGATCAACAACTTGTGTAGCAAGTAATGACACGTGTTGCATGATGTGAGACGTTAAATTCATCACTGCCATAGGGTTTGCTTTTACTAAAGCTGATGACATAAAGAATCTATGTGCTTTTATATGTAGCTCATGGTTTTGTTGTGGAAAGGCTTGTAAGTTTGCACCCTTCAAAACCACGCTATGTTCTAATGCTGGGTCTTGAGGTTGAGGTCCTTTTGGTATAGGTAAGATTTGTTCAACATCTTTAACACCTAAAGCTAAATACATCCTTCTATAAGCCTCATACAGATTATGCATCTGCGGATTTGATTGTGCTAATTGTAATTGGTTTTGTGCAAGAGTCACACGTTGTGACATAGAGAAAATGTTTGGATCTGATACAGGTAAAATATCTATTGCATCTGCAAAATCTAAAGTTTTAATTTCTCTTGGACCACCTGATACATTGTACGGGTACACAGGCGGTAGTGTTTGTTTAAAAATATTAGCTAATAAGTTAAATTCTTTTTTCTGTGCATAGTGCAATCTTTTATGAACTGCAGACATTACTTTTGTGCCACGTTCCATCAAAGCCATTGTTGTGCCTACAGGTGTTTGTGAACTACCTATTTCAGATAATTGCATATCTGCTACAGCAGCAAACTGTTTTCCTGCATCTACACAAACGCCGAGTAACTGTAATAAAACTTGGTCAGGGCCTTTGTATGGTAAAGGCATAAGTGCTTCTCTAATAATACCATTAGGTGCATCAACATCTCTAAACTCACCGGGTTGTAAAGGTTGATCGTCATCTCGAACTCTTAATCCTCTAGATTTAAATCCTGCAGGTAAGTTTGATAGTGTCCCTGCATCTAATAATTGTCTTAGTGCTGATGTAGCAGTTCTTGTTAAACCACCAATCATATGAATTAAACCAAAGCCGTAGAAACCTAAGCCTGGTAAAAACTTGTAATGAACAAAATAATCATTCTTTTTTCGTAAAGCATCTTGTTGATTGTAGTTTCTGTAAACACTTAAAACCTTACCTGATGTTCTATCAAGAGTAACAACGTAAGGTAACATGATGCCACTAGGCTCTCCGTTTCTAGGATCAATATCTTCAAAACCCTCAAGATCTAAATCAACATGAACTTCATAAAGTTCTGCCATGTCACTGAGATAATCTGATTTTGTTCCGTCAATTTGATCTTTCTTTTCTTGTATACCAGAGCTATATTCATCGCCTTCATAAGCTTGTAATTCAACGTCTAAGTAAAAACCTGAGACTTGTTTTTTTCTTAAGTCATTCATCGGCATTTTAATTACTTGTGTAATTCTCTCACACGTATCTAAATCTGAGGCACCGTAAGGCACGATTACGTCTTCTGCAGGTATAAACTTAGATGTTGCTCTATTTAAAATTTCGTCAAAATAAATCTTTTTAAAAGCACTACCAGATAAAGGTAATTGAAATAATAGCTGATCCATCTCAGGATTGTACTCTTCCATAACATGAGTAATCTCATAATTCATGTAATCTTTGACACGCTCTGCAGCTTGTTGTAATTGAGTTGAGTTTGCACCGACCACTTGAGTTCTAACAGGGCCATCGGCAGGTAGTAATTCTACATAAGACATGGCCTGAAATTGTGTGACGGCTTGAGCCAACATAGGATGATTTACAGAAGATGCACCTCTGAAAGGTCTTGTGCGTTCTTCATACTTGAATCCTAGAAGGTCTAAGCCTTTAGTATACCCTTGCTCCCAATCTTCTCGTGATGATTTATCTGCTTCTATTTTTTCTACAAGTTCGTTTGAAAGAGATTGCATAAAGCCTTCGTCTAAGACTTCTGCTAAATTTGATGTAAATCCTACGGTTGGCAGTGCATCCTCTTGACCAACAATGGCACTACCATCTTCAATAATTTCTACGTCAGTATCACTATCTGTATCTAAGTTTACAGTTGTACCGACTTCTTCTATTTCAATTTGTTCCTTATCATCAGGCTTTGCTGGGCCGTCTGCAGGATTATCTAGGGTGCTGTCGAATTTATCTACCATATTGTCCGAATATATCTGTTACTGAAACTAAACTATCTTTTGCTATTGTGCCACCATCTTTTTTCTTAAACATAAAGAAGGGCTCTTTTGATTGTGGACTGTCTAGTGTTAATGTAACCATATCAACAAGTTGTGGATTATACTCATCTATGATTATTGTAGCATTCTCTGCTCTATCGGCATCACCTAAAGGAACTAGCTTAAATCCATCATCACCATCTAACAGCACATAGTATTCCATAGTTTGTCCCGGCGCTATCTCTCTTCTTAGGACCACTTCATTAGAACCAAAATCTGAAGCTACACTTTCAATTTCAGTATCTAAAAAATCTTGTACTTCATCAGAACTATTACCAGCTCTAGGTTCAAAATCTTTTAGCAATTCTAACTCCCCATCTACATTTTTATTGAAAAATTTAAGTCCTTTATTTGCTTTTGTCTTATCCACTATTTGTTCTATTGCTACATTACCTTTGTATTTTTTTGCAATGTTTTTTAATTGTTGCACCGCTACTTGATCATATAAGTTTTTAAATTTTTTACCCTCCGGTCCGTCAGGATTTTTACCCCATCTTCGGTTTACCTTTTCGGCAGGCATGATTGCAACTTTGTTTATGCCTTTAGTTTGTGCATCTTTAATTGTAGCTTTGATTAATAGATCAACGTAGTCAGGTTGTTTGTTAAATGGTATCGGTGGGAACAATTCTAAATCTTTAAATCCACCGTATTGTAAATTCATATCATCTGCACTCTCTCCGAAAGCTACTAGTTCATCACTCTCTCTAGTTGAAGGGACCTGAATACCCTTGAGGTCTCTTTCTAATTCAGTGTCTCTTGTTAAATCAAGTATGTTATCTAAAACTTTTTGTTGCTTTGTCTCTATTGCATCAATACCAAAGATAGTTTGTGGGTTAGGGTTAGCAATATCTATTTCTGCAAGTTTATTTATTTCTTTTTGTAAGTCACTCAACTCTTTTGCGTAACCAGGTATCAACTCTGCCCCTGCAGTATTTGGAAAAGGTTTTATTGCAGATAAGTTCTCTTGTAATTTTTGTAGGGTAGCAGGTGGAAATGCTTGATTAATCTCATCAAGTTTTCTTTGGCCCATAGCACGGTAATATTCATCTGTGCCTGCAATTCTTTCTTGTGCTTTTGCTTTTACGTTTTCAATTCTTTTAAGTAAGGCATTTAATCTTTCTTGTTCTTTTCGAACTTTTGTCAACATGTCTGTTTGTAGTTCTTGTATAACCGCAACTGGTTGACCTGATGCATTGTCATAAGTTGCAACACGAGTAAATCCAATTACGTTTTCTTCTTGAAAGTGTCCACTTGCAACAAAAGGTTTACCCTCACCTGGTAAAGGTCCTGCTTGCACTACCACTTCACGGTAATCTCTTCCAACTTCATCTAAAGGTTGTTGACCTGTTCCCTGATGTCTTGGCCTACCACTAAAATTTAAAAAAGCAGGATCTGCTGGTACATTTGTACCATCTTGTTTTACCTTAATACTAATATTACCCATCGGTGATGTTTCATAAAAGTCTACAAGTTGTTGTTGTGTAATTTTTTGATTAGGAAAGTATTTATTAAAGTCACCTAAGTATTGCAGTATACCAGAGTCTCTTAGCTCTGCTTCAGGTGCAGCTTTACCTTTGAAAAAGTTTTGCCAGTCTTGTGGTCTAGCAGCCTTCGGTGCATTAGGGTCCATAATAGTTTCAAGTGTAAAAGACTTTAGAGCAAAGTCAGAAGGTTGCATTTCTTGTGTCGCTGGTAATGTTGTACCAGGTGGTCCTTGTTGTGTATCTGTTTGAATTTTTTTCTTAGGTGTTTCTACCGCATCTACTTTACCAAACACTTTAAATAGTTTTAGTGGATTGAATGCAGTCAAGCTGCCAGAGTCTACAGCTTCTTGGAAGAAGTCTTTACCTTCAAAAGCTGGATCAGGTGTGAACTGTTGTTGATTAATATTTTCTAACGGATCACCGCCAATGGCCATACGCACAGGGCCACCCTGTTTTAGAGGTAACATTTTAAATTTTGGAGATATAACATCTGGCACTCCTTCTTCAACAATGATTTCTAATGCACGTCTTAGGTACTCTTTAGGATCTAAGGCTTTTTTTGAGCCAACAACTAAAACCTCACCTACCTCGTCATCAGGAGTAATCTTTAAACCTTTTAAAACTTGTGTATTTTTGGGATCAAAACCTATGACAGATTGCATACCTAACTTTTTCATACGATCGTCAACAAGTCTGTACAAGTCATTTAGATAGTCATACTGACTTTTTCCTGATTTAATGTAATCGTTAACATCAATGTCAATACCGGATAAAGCTAATCTACGTTTTGAAATGTTACCACCATATTTAATTTGTTGTGGTTTCATACTTTTTAATTTATCTATGCTAACATTCTTACCTAATAATTGTGTAAAGACCTTATCAAGAACTTGATCATAGACAGGTTGATAAAGCTGATTATAAACTGCAGGTTGTATTCTTATAAATCTAGCATCCCCGCTAAGCTCAAGAAACCTATTTTTTTTTAAATTTTTCGAAATGGGAATAGTATGAGATCTATTACCTTTCAATGACTTAGCAATTCTATCTAACTGTTGAGGAGTGTACCTACCTGTATTTTCAAGTAACTCCATCATAAAACCTAATTCTTTTTCATAGCTTTGATATTTTTTTTCAAGTTTTAAAAAGTCATCAATATCTGGGTAGGCTTTTTTTAGATTTTCTTGTGTTTCTTTAGACGTTTTACCAACATATGGTTTTACATAGTCTTTTATAAAAGTTTCAAAAGACATACCCTCTCCATGCTCAGTCATAGATCTAGATTTGTGATGCATATAATTAGCTATGGGATCACCTTTTGGTAGTGCCCCTTCTCCAAGTTGTTGCTCTGAAGTAAGAGCTCTTTGCACTCTTATAGAGACTCTTTTACCTTTTTTTCCTGACCCTTTTAAATTGTAAGTATAATTATCGGGGTCATAAGCTCTCGATCTCGGTGGCACTAGATTATTCTCTCTTATGTATTTTGTTATGTTTTGATAAGTCAAAAGAGGTTTGCCATTTTTATTTGTGTACTGACTAAGATATGTTTTCCAATTATTTATTATGGTGTTTAGTTTTGAATCATTGTCTAATGATGATAAAAATTTGTCAAAGTCACCCTGAAAATCAGGTCGTGTGTTTTTTAACATTTCAATTGTAGCGCCCGTATTTTGTATACCTTTTACTACTATGTCTCCTGCATCAGCAGTCCTACCACCCTCAATCTCATTTCTAATAGTGTCATCTATTTTTCTTTGATTATTAACAAAAAATTCTTTAGCCTCATCAGAGCCCTTTTCATTTATATATCTTCTTAAATCAGATATTCTTGGCACCTCATTAAATTCTTCTAAATAATCATCAGACATATTTTTTAAATATTGATATGCAGGTCCACCTGGATTTTCTTGATTATAACGAGGATCTTTTCTTGCAAAGATAGGTCCAGATCCACCTCTTGCTGCTAAGTTTTGATCAAAAGGTCTAGTAGTAACAGATTTACCTTTTACTTTTTTTCTACCATAATAAATGTCATTAACCTGATCTTTTGTTGCATCCGGAAATGTTTGTCTTATTTTGTCCATTATTTCTGTTGAAACCAATTTAGAATCTGCTGGAATATTTTTTTTAACTTCATTTATTCTCTGCTCTAAATTCAATTCTTTTAAATTTAAAGTGTTAGGAGCTTGACTTTTGCCGCCTCCTATTTCATCTGCTGGTGCTAAGTTAACTTGTTGTCTAGTCATACCTGGTGGTCCGTCTGCTATACCTGAAGAAGGTAAAGGAGACCCACCAAAGAATTGTTTAACTTGTTGTACCTCTGGTAAATCAGAAGTTGATTTTAAAACTGCGTTAACATTCTTTAATCCTAGACCTGCTAATTTTTTTATAATCAACGGTGGAAATAAAAAATCTAAAGAGTCAAGTGGTGCGAGGGCTATGGATAGTCTATCATCACTATTAAGCTGCTCTCCACTTTTTAACTTATCAAAAGCTTTTCTTTGATTACCATAAAAGAATTGACCAACACGACTAAGACCCTCAGTAAAACCTTCACGTTTAAATCCTACATTGTTTAGAAGATCCATTGCCTTTTGATCTTGTAGTATTGTGCTTGGTAAATCAAACTCACCTGCATACTCTTCAAAGTCTGTGCCAGTAAATGCTTGGGCCGTGGCCAGTGATCTGAGTTGCTGGTCTCGTTCTATTTGATCTAGAGTTTCTTGTTCTGGTGTGAGTAGTTGATACCCTCTAGCGATTGCACTAGCAAAAGGTCTGAATTGATCTTTTTGTTGTGAATAGTCTATTCTATCTGTTGGTCTTACAGAAAGTTGTGCACGAGGTTCTTCTTGTTGTGTTGCTTGTGGAAACTCTATACCAATCTTTGGCCTAGGCAATTGTCCCCCGTTTGCCATGTAGGCGGGGTCATTTAAAATCACATCATCGAAAGGATTATAGGCCATTAGTATCCTAAGTGCCTCCTAAGTCTACCCATAGTGGCTTTTTTACCTAGATTTTTATACTTAGGTTCTGTGCCGAAATGTTTATACACATCCATTGGCTCATCAGATACTTTCAATCCTTTGTTTGTGAGTCTAGCATCATGGCCATGTTCTTTAGCATATTTAACTAATTCATTTTTAGCACGTTGTTCTTTTGTCTTTAAAGCTTTAGCTCCAGCTCTTAGTGCCCCGATTGTCCCTTTTGCTAATCCCATTAGTAATACTCCGTTTGTCCGTGGTCCGTGGGCTCTTCTTCGTAGTCATCATGCAACGCAACAAAGTTACCCTTTCTAAACCTCAATAGTGCTTGGCTCATAGAGTCTACAAGATCGTCATGTTCCGCATGTGGGAACATCGCACATTCTTCTATCATCTCTTCAGCCCAGCGTTCATCTGGTGCCCATACTGCACCGCTCTCAAATACAGGAGCGACAGCATGTACTCTCGATAACTTATCATTGCCTTTACTAGGTGTAAAGTTGATAACGGGTATACCGAGCTGTCTTAGTTCTTGTATGAGCGGTAGGCCCGAGGCCTTTGCTTCTATGATAACGGACTCCGGCTCCCAATACTTGTACTGCTCCAAGGCAATACGTTTCAGCTCAGGAAACTCTAATCTGTCTTTAACAACATCCAACAATATTATATTAGGTGTCACTTCATCAGGATAGAATACACCCCACGTCGATATGGCACTGTAGTCTCCTGTTTCTTTTTTTGTAAACGCTGTATCGTAAGATTGTATGATATGGCGTAGCATGGGTATATCTTTTTTATCCCACTGTTGCCACCACTCACGTTTGATGATGGCCCCTTCTTCACCTGTGGGGTTCTGTTGCCATTGTGCCTGCCACTTTCTCTCGGACAAGGATGCTTTTACAGATTCTAGTTCTGGTAGCTTCCAATACTCAGGCCAGACAGGTTGCTCGTTTGGTAAGATTGCAGGGAACTCAATCACGTCCCATTGATCGGCTTTGACTTCGCTCATCGCTCTGACGAGGTTGCCGGTCAGATCTTTCTCTGACCAACGAGTCATCACGCAGACGATTGATCCTCCTGGTTGCAAACGTTGACGGGGACCAGATGTATACCACTCCCAAGCATTATCCATTGCTGTTGTTGACATTGCGTCTTGTTCTGAATGAGGGTCGTCGATAATAAGAAGATCGGCACCACGACCAGTAATAGCACCGCCGACACCAGCACCGAAATACTCGCCGCCATAATTAGTCTCCCAACGACCCGCCGCTTTGCTGTCTTGACTAAGTTTAACATTTGTAAATACACTACGATATTCTTCGGTGTCCATCAAGTTTCTAACTTTACGACCAAAGCGATATGAGAGTTCTGCTGTGTGTGTTGTTTGAATGATCTTGGTCGATGGTTTGTGGCCCATGAGCCATGCAGGAAAGAGATATGAAGCAAATTCAGACTTCGTATGTCTTGGGGGCATATTCACAATTAATCTTTTAATATCACCCGATAGTACCTTTTCGAACTTCTCACCGATCCTGCGGTGGTGTTCACCTTCCACGAACCCGGGCCATACAGTTGTAACGAACGTTAGAAAGGAGTCTCTTGCCTTACTTGCAAGTTCTAGTTGTGTCCTTCTTAGTTCTAATTTTAATAATGCCTCTTTCGCTTCTTGAGCGTCCATTGACGAGACATCAAAGTCCATTCGCATATCAGAATTTATATCATAGTTATTATCTGTGTAAAACTCAACCTAGTCCTATCTGTCGTACTTATAGGGGGCGGGTTTAACCCCCCACCCCCCGCGCGAACGCGCAAGATGTGGTAGGTCTAACCTTAAGGGACTCCTAGATGTAGTGGTTGTGGAACTTAGATGGAAAGCCCAGATGGGCAACAGGTGATGAGAGACTGGGGGCAGGAAGCCCCCAGTTCGTGGTTATAAGATATCTTTCCCCACCATATTATGTAGGTTAGCAACGATCTTTCTAGCCCAAGCTTTTACTTGAGGATCATCAACACTACTAATAAGATGAAAAATTTCAGAATTAAGATAGTTGCAAATAGCACGATAATCTACCTCTCTTCTATTTGTGATATCATCAGTTCTATCAAGCCTTTCGACTTCTGCCATACGCTCTTGCAAATCTGCAAAAGGGCGATTGATGATATCGTTATTATTACTAGGCATTCTTCTATCATGCACATATCCTAACTTATTACAAGTAGTTATTATAAATAACTGTGGATAACTTTTTCCTAGATCTTGGCACGAAAACCAGCACAGAAAATTTACACGCCGTGCGCGTGGCGGTCTTTTTTTCTCCCCTATATACCTAGTGCTAATGATTTATTGGCAAATGGAGATTTGCTCTAGGGCAAATGTTTTGCGACACGAGGTGCAATCGACCTCGTGTCTATGTAGCAATTCGTGAGCCTAGTTAGATGATTGCAATTGCATTTGTATCATTGGAAAGTTTTCCGTTAGCAATTCAGATTCTTGATCTGCATCTACTATCGGCTTTAGTTCCATTGATTGTACAACCTTAGTTTTATAAGAGTTATAAACTTCTGGTTGATCTGTTCTAAACGCTTCAGAGTCGAAACGCTTGTACTCTCTGTTGATGACATTGAGTTTGTGTTCCATGCCTTTAAGGACTTTGTCCTCACTTGTAACAAAAGACTTAACTAAGTTCTTCTGCTCTTTCAACTTCGAACTGATGAAGTTGTTAAGTATTGTTAGCCTTGCTAACTTGTCTATTTCCTTCTTTTTGTTCATGTTGCCTCCTTTGGCTTAGCTATGAGCAACACCCCATAAAGGTAAGGACACCTACAACGAATGTTGCTCATGTACTTAATATAATGATATCCTAATTAATTGCAACTACTTGTATAAAATAACTGTGGATAACTTTCACAAAACTGTGGATAACTTTTTCAAGCACACCATCGCTGTCAGCAGAACCCAGCGGGGCGGGAAGACTGGTGGCCTATACCTAGTACCAAAAGGTTATCGTGAAATGGAGAATGGAGAACGCTGCGTGGACCACCAGCAGCCAGAAGCAGACCACTACCAGTGTGCTTACGAAATCGCCCAGACCAAATGGAAGACGTGAAAGGGTCAGGATAATAAACACTCCGGCCAGGGCTGCAAACCCAAAGATAAGTAGGAACCCTGGCATCGTTATTTATGTGCGTGCAATGGAAATTACGCTGTCGCTCTTTCATCTGTGTCCCAGTCTATGCAGATCTCTTGACAGGTTATCTCTGCCGCCCACCACGCCAGCAGGTTCCGGAGCTGCAGGTCACTGCCAACATGTCCGTGAAAGGTGGCGACTAAATGGAGAATGGAGTCTAGGCCCATGTCGGCCCTGGTATCTTCTAGCTTGTCCCATATCTCGTCCTGATATTTTTCATAGAATGCAGAAGTGTCGTGATAGTAAATCAACTCACTGATGGTGCCACCCTGACAGCCGTGCCGGGTCACATCTTCAATTGTACTCCTCTCCTGAGTGTCTAGGAGCCACTCGCGAATGGAACTTTGTCCGAACTCAACTGCCATCGGGCACCTCTTTCATATCCACGAACCACGGCACGCGTCTCCAGTAATGCTTGAACAATAAAATATATTCTATGTGTTTGTAATTATACATCCTTCTTCTCCTTTGTGTTATATATAGTCCTAATTAGTTAGGATGTCAAGAGCTAATTTT